GACGCATTTTAGCACGATCAATACCAACAACAAATCTCTTATTAATTGTTGGATCATTATATCTATTCTTCAATTGTTTAACCATAATTTGTCCAAGTTTTTCTAACTCATCACTGCTAATCAAAGCAAACATTAAGTCAGCAGTAGCAGGAAGACCAAAGCTTTCAGAAGTATCAGTTAGATTTGGATCAGAGCTTGTAAATCCACTTCTGGTAGTTTGTGTAGCAGACACAATTGGAAGATCAAATTCCACTGCTAATCCACGAAGTTCTTCTGCAATTGCTTTTATGTAAGAATAGGAATTTACATTAACTGCAGAACGATATCTAGATGAAGCACAGATGTTCAAATAGTCCACAAAGATAATATCTGGTCTGAATGACTTCTTCAATGCAAGTTCATTAAGAAGAGACCTAAAATGACCTACGTGTGCAGATGCTGTAGGATATTCTTTTACAATTAGTTTTCCGTTGGTACGTGAGCTGAGTGCATTGATTTTTTTGAAGAAGGTAGATTTTGGTAGTTCACCAATTTCCCTGATGTTAACGTTAAGAAGATTGGCATCAATTCTTTCTGCAATCTTTTCTTCTGCCATTTCAAGTGTAATGTATAAAACATTTTTTCCTGCAACGAGAACGCTGGAAGCGAAATGGCACATAAAAAGAGATTTACCGACGCCAGTGCCAGCAAGTGCGATATTAAGAGTTTTGTTAGAGACACCACCAGCAGTAATCTTATTGAAGTATTCAAGATCAAAGGGGACTTTACTTTCGACTCTGTGATAATATGCGTAGCGATCTTGGTAATCATCTATGTAATCGTGTCCAACATGATTGTCAAAACTGACTGCCAAGGCATCAGATAAAATTGAAGGGATAGAATCTCTTCCCTTCTTTTCATCCTGCCCATCAGCAATCTTGATACTTTCCATTAGTGCTAAGTAAATAGCACGTTCTTTACACCACTCTTCGGTAGTATCAAGAGCCCATTGAAAATCAACGTCAGATGGATCAAGTGATACAATAAGTTGTTCACACAACTTAAATTCATCTTGAGTTATATCTGTTCTCTTTTCAATCTCAATGAATAATACTTCTTTTAGTGGAAGACTATCATATTTTGTAATAAAAGAACCAATCTCTTCAAATACTACCTTATCAGTTCTTTCGTCAAAATATTCTGCTTTAATGAAAGGTAATACTTTACGTGTATACTCCTCACGATTGAGCAGGTTCTTCAATATCGTCAGTGGAACCCTCTCCGCCATAAGTAAACTCCATTTTTGCTGCAGCATCTAAGTACTGCATTAATTCATCAGTAAAATATTTTTCGGGTTCAGCATAAATTGTTTTGGCATGTGCTGTAGTGCCATTAATCTCATATCGAGATCCGACCTTTTTAATTATACCATGCTTTTCACCAAGATCAAGAAGACCATAATAACGATCCAAACCACGCTCATCGTAGAAAAGACGAACTTCTACTTGACGATTTTCTCTTGTTAAACGCGATTTATTTGTCTTTGCTTTGATAATATTTCCAACGACTTCTGTTCCTTCTTTTTCTTTAGACTTGCTGAGATAAATGATCGTAGAAGCAGCGTACTTAAGACCGCTACCGCCACCCATTTCTTTTGTAGGAACGTAAGATCCAATAACATCGTAAGTATGGTTGGTAACAATAAGTGGAATATTTGCCTGCCCAAGTTTTAAAGTCAGCATTCTAAATGCTCCTTTAACGAGTTGTGATTTTGTCATATCACGAACTTGTTTTTCACTTAAGGCATCAGTAATTTCTTTTTCCGTAGAAAGCATACCTAAAGAGTCTAGCACAAACATACAAGGTTTGCGTTGATCTAAAGATTTTTTTAAGTATATATCTACAGCTTTTAGTGCTTTGTTTCGAAATTCCTCTACTGTTACAACATTAATTACAATAAGTCTATCTGTTGGAACACCACGACTTTCTAAGAGTGACTTTGTAATCGCTGCCTCAGTATCAAAATATAAGACGTAACCATCAGGATTACTATCAAGAAAATTTTTAACTACTGCAAGACTGAAAAAAGTTTTTCCCGTAGAAGTTTCCCCAGCAATAGCTGTAATCTTATTTCCAGAAACTCCACCAAAAAGAGATCCACTAACTAATGCATTAAAAATATAAGATCCAGTATCAACATACGTTTCGGTTTCATCAATTTCAGATGCAATAGTAGTGTACTCATCTTTAATTTCTTTAAGAATATCTTTTAAAAAGTCCATAATAAATCAAGTTTTACCTATTCTAGCATTAAACGAAGAACAAATCAAGTGTTGCTGTTTTTTCAACAGACCACCCAATACTGTCCAAAATGGTTTTTAGTGGTTCCAAAAATGCCTTATCAAACTGTAAATCATAATCAATATAGTTAGACAACCCAAGTTCCACTGGAAAATCATTAATAAATGAAATTACATTTTCATGAATTGGATTTGGTTTTTTTAAGTAACAGAATTTAATTTTTTCACCATTGTTTATGGTATTATATTTTTCGGTTAGTTTTTTATTTTTAATATAGTGATTAAACAAAAGTGCTCCTCTTGCATGAATTGGAGTTCCTTTTGCATAAATTGAAAGATTACTCTTATACTTATCTACATCAGAAACTGTACGTGGAAAAGCAATTTCACTTGGAGAAAGTTTTCTAAATTGAATTCTAGACTTATCGATAAAGTTAATTACATCATCTTCTGTTCCACTCATCATCAACTTAAGAGCATCTTTAATCATACTTCTGCACGGAGCAGGAGTAGACGATTTTACTGCTTCAATTCCCATCATCTTAAGTTTAGGTTCAGTAAACCTAACACCTTCAATATCCCAAGCATTCAAAATGTATCGCTTTTTCGCAGTCCAAATGCCACGTTCAGCAATTGTTTCTCGCTTCATGAACATTTTTTGTTCATAAGCATTTACATATGTTGCCAATTCTTCATAAGAACTCGAAATATATTTTTCAAGTTCCATTTGACAGATCTTGTCAAGGAACGAAACAATGCTCTCAGGATCTTCCGCTCTTCCTTTGTATACACTTTTAACCAAAGGACCAAGATTAAGATAAATGCTATCAGTATCAGAAGCAATAACATAATCAATATCGTTAGTTTTGAGAATTTTGTTTATATACGAATTCATCTTCGCTTCGATCCATCGTATACTGAACTGACCCCCGAGAGTAATTGCTTCAGCATTGTCCAACTTATAATAACGAAAATAATTATTGCCGATAGCACCATAGGCACTATTAAGTTGGATTTTTTTCGCCATTTGTATGTTGTTACATCTAGCGATTTCTTTTTCCAATTCCTTTGTTGGAGTTTTCTCATATTTTTTCTTTGCCTCCAACATTTTCTTTTTAAAGATAACACGTTCATTATAGATTTTTTCCATTAGAACTGGAAGAAATCCTCTTATTTTTGTAGTAAATTGTGCTCCATTAGGGCAAACAGTAACTCCATCCAAATTACTTAGATCTACTTCTTTTTTTAGAAGTTTATCTACACTAACACCAGGATACTTTTGATCAAGAAGAGTTTCTGGAGAAATATTATATTGCATGATTAGATGTGGATATAGACTATTCAAGTCAAAGCTAACTACCCAATCATAAATTCCAGGAATCGGTTCTTTTACATATGCACCAGCATATTTTTCATTTTTACTTTCATCTTTCTTTGGAGGAATAACTATATTTTTTTTCTTTAGATCATTATAAATGATCATGTCCCACATGCGAACTTGATAGAAAACATCATGAAAGTTAACCTTAGCATCGAATGCCATGGTAACTGCTAGTTCAACTAGCTTCATTTTTTCCTCAAGTGCGTCAACCAGTCGCACGTCTTGGATGTTATACTCAACAAACTTTTGCCAATCTTTTGTATAAAAGTCTTTAAAAGTATCGTACTCAGAGTGATCTAATTTCTTTTTGCCAAGTTCTACTTCACCAATGTAATCAAGACGATAACTTTCTTGTGCCTTATAAGTAAACTTTTTATAAAGATCTAGATAATCTAGAACAGTAATACCTCCAATATCATAGACTAAATGCTGACGACCAGTAACTGTAATTTCTTCACTGGTTACAAGACCCCAAGGAGACAATACTTTTACTGCCTTTTCACCAAGAATTTTACCAATTCTCTTGGCAAGATATGGAATATCGTAAAGAGTACAATTCCATCCAGTAATAACTTCTGGCGTGTTGACTTGCCAGTATCCTAAAAATTGGTTTAGAAGATCATATTCATCACTACACTCAACATATTGAACTGATGGATCAGTATTGTTAAATTTACCTTGACCAAAAGTTATAATCCTTTTGTTTGCATAATTCTGTAAAGTAATGCAAAGCATTTCTTCATCACATTTTGCAACAGTAGGAAATCCTCGTTCGGATGCAACCTC